AAATTAGTTTGTTACATTTTTCAAAATCCATGTCTAATAGAAATTAATGGAACTTATGATGTAAAGTATCTTGATCATGAGGATCAAGATGAAGAATCAATGTTACCAAAAGTCAGCATTTCTGTAAGTCGTTGGCCAACACTGAGTAATGATGAAACTGTAGAAGTTAGTTCTGATTGGATTATTACAGTCGTAAATCCAACAGAAGAAGTAAAAAATGCCTATTCTAAAGCCCTTGGAGAAGAAGATGAATTTAGTCCAGATATTGTTTTTAGTGAACAATCAGATTCTGATAACTCAGATTGAGGAAGTAACTTCAGAACTTGGAGAACCTGATTGTAAGTTAATTAAACCATTTGTAGTAACCAAAGACAAAACTCTAGAACCATTTTTAATGGGATTGACAAAACAAGATACATTTATGATGAGTTCGGATAAGATTCTTACCCTTTCTGATCCGACACCAACACTACTTGAAAAATATGAGGATTTGATTAAAGAATGACGCAACGCTTTTATACTAATGTTCAGTTGATTGGAAATCAATTTTTGGTTCGTGGAGTAGAAAATGGTAAAAGATTTGAGACAAGAGATGAATTCTTTCCAACTCTTTATGTGAAGACTAAAAAAGATTCTAAGTATAGAACATTAAGTGGTGAAGCAGTAGAAGCAGTAAAACCAGGAACAGTTCGTGATTGTCGTGAGTTTTATAGTAAATATGAAAATGTAGATGGATTTGAGATTTATGGAAATGATCGATATATCTGTCAGTATATTTCAGACAAATATCCAGAGGATGAAATCAAGTTTGACATTAGTAAAATCAAACTTGTAACTCTGGATATTGAGGTTGCTTCTGAAGCAGGATTCCCTGATGTAGAATCTTGCTCAGAAGAAATTCTTTCTATCAGTATTCAGGATTATACAACAAAGAAGATTATTACATGGGGAGTTAAACCTTTTAAGCATAATCGTAAGGATTTAACTTATCATTATTGCCCCTCTGAGTATGAACTTCTCAATCACTTCATTAACTATTGGATGGTGGATGTTCCTGATGTGATTACTGGATGGAACATTCAGATGTATGACGTTCCCTATATTTGCAAGAGACTCAATCGTGTTCTTGGTGAGAAACTAATGAAGCGTTTCTCCAACTGGGGACTTGTGACTGAGGGTGAAGTATTCATCAATGGACGTAAGCACACCACGTTTGACGTAGGTGGTTTGACTCAACTTGACTATTTGGATCTTTATAAGAAATTTACTTATAAAGTTCAGGAGTCTTATCGTCTGGATTATATTGCTGAGGTAGAACTTGGACAGAAGAAACTAGATCACTCTGAGTTTGATACGTTCAAAGATTTCTACACCAAAGGATGGCAGAAGTTCATTGAATATAACATCATTGACGTAGAACTTGTTGATAGACTTGAAGATAAGATGAAACTTATCGAACTTGCTCTGACGATGGCATATGACGCTAAAGTAAATTATGCTGATGTTTTCTATCAAGTTCGTATGTGGGATAATATTATCTACACATATCTCAAGAAAAAGAACATTGTTATTCCTCCAAAGAACAAGACTAAGAAAGATGAAAAGTATGAAGGTGCTTATGTAAAAGAACCGATTCCTGGTATGTATGATTGGGTAGTGAGTTTTGACTTGAACTCTCTATACCCTCACCTAATTATGCAATACAACATCTCACCAGAAACTCTTCTGGATGAACGTCATCCTACAGTCAATGTGGATAAGATCCTCAATCAAGAACTGACATTTGAGATGTATAAGGATTATGCAGTTTGTGCAAATGGCGCAATGTTCCGTAAGGATGTTCGTGGATTTCTTCCAGAACTGATGGAGAAGATCTACAATGAACGTGTAATCTTTAAGAAGAAGATGCTTGCCGCAGAGCAGGAGTATGAGAAGACTAAGAATAAAGAATTAGTCAAAGAGATTGCTCGCTGTAATAACATTCAGATGGCAAGAAAAATTCAACTTAACTCTGCTTATGGTGCCATTGGAAACCAGTATTTCCGTTATTACAAACTGGCAAATGCTGAAGCAATTACTCTTTCGGGTAAGGTTTCAATTCAGTGGATTATGAATAAGATGAATTCTTATATGAATAAGATTCTAAAAACTAATGAGGTTGATTATGTTATTGCTTCTGATACTGATTCTATCTATCTCAATATGGGCCCTTTGGTTGAAACTATATTCAAGGGAAGAGAGAAAACTACTCAAAGCATTGTTTCGTTCCTTGATAAGATCTGTCAGGTGGAACTTGAGAAGTATATTGAAAGTTCTTACAAAGAATTGGCTGAATACGTGAATGCTTATGATCAGAAAATGATTATGAAGCGTGAGTGTATTGCTGAGCGTGGCATTTGGACTGCGAAGAAACGATACATTCTCAGTGTTTGGGATAGTGAAGGAGTTCTTTACAATGAACCCAAACTCAAAATCAAAGGTATTGAAGCAATCAAATCTTCTACTCCAGCACCTTGCCGTAAGATGCTGAAGGATGCTTTTAATATTTTGATGAGTGGAAGTGAAGATGATATGATTCAGTTTATTGATGATTTCCGCAATAAGTTTAAGAAATTGCCTCCTGAAGAAATCTCATTCCCACGTTCTGCGTCTGACGTTCAGAAATATACATCACACTCTCAAATTTATGTAAAGGGAACTCCGATTCATGTTCGTGGAGCACTTCTCTTTAATTATTATGTCAAAGAAAATAACCTGACTGGAAAATATTCTTTGATTCAGAACGGAGAAAAGATCAAGTTTGTTTACCTCAAGAAACCAAATACGATTCATGAGAATGTAATCTCATTTATTCAGGAGTTTCCCAAGGAACTGAATCTTGACAGATATATTGATTATGACTTACAATTTGAAAAAGCATTTCTAGAACCACTCAAAGTTATTCTTGATATTATTGGGTGGAATATGGAAAAGACAGTAAACCTTGATTCATTTTTTGCCTAATGGACTTCTTAAAAGATATTGTAAAAGAGATTGGTGGGGATTATACCCAACTTGCCTCAGAGATCGATGAGACTGAAAGTTATGTTGATACGGGTTCATACATTTTTAATGCACTGGTTTCAGGTAGTATTTTTGGTGGTGTATCTGGGAATAAGATTACTGCTATTGCTGGAGAATCTAGTACTGGAAAGACTTTTTTCTCTCTCGCAGTGGTTAAGAACTTTCTTGATACTCATCCCGATGGTTACTGTCTCTACTTTGACACTGAGGCTGCTATCACTAAATCTCTCTTAGAATCCCGTGGAATTGATACTTCTCGTCTTGTTGTTGTTAATGTGGTTACAGTGGAGGAGTTTCGTGGAAAGGCGCTCAAAGCCGTAGATTTGTATATGAAAAAACCAGAGGGAGAACGCAGTCCTTGTATGTTTGTACTAGACTCTCTGGGAATGCTATCTACAAGTAAAGAGATTAATGATGCTCTGAATGATAAAGAAGTTCGTGACATGACTAAATCTCAATTAATTAAAGGTGCTTTCCGAATGCTAACCCTCAAGTTGGGGCAGGCAAATATTCCCATGTTAGTTACTAATCATACTTATGATGTTATTGGTGCGTATGTTCCTACAAAGGAAATGGGTGGTGGTAGTGGCCTTAAGTATGCTGCTTCTACAATCATCTATCTCAGCAAGAAAAAAGAAAAAGACGGAACAGAAATCATCGGAAATATTATCAAGGCAAAGACTCACAAATCACGTTTGAGTAAGGAGAATCAAGATGTGGAGATTCGTCTTTTTTATGATGAACGCGGCTTGGATAGATATTATGGACTACTTGAACTCGGTGAGATTGGTGGTTTATGGAAAAATGTGGCGGGGAGATATGAGATTGATGGAAAGAAAATTTATGGCAAACAGATTCTTGCGAATCCAGAAGAATACTTCACTGAAGAAGTAATGCAAAAGTTAGACGAAATCGCACGTAAGGAATTTAGTTATGGCGGTTGAATTAAATGAACTTATTCATATTCATGAAAATGTATTAGATAAATCCACTTGCAAATCTTTGATTGATATTTTTGAGAGCAATCAAGATAAACATGAAAGAATAGAGCAAAACAGAACTCCAAATTTTACTCAATTTAATTTAACTCAATATTCTGACGAGTATAAAAAAATACATAATCTTGTTATTTCAAAAACTCTAGAATACAAAAAAAGATATTATGAGTTTATTGACAAAAGATGTTTTCCCGAAGAAAATGCTTTTGAGCAATTTCGTATAAAAAAATATAATAATGATGGCAATGATGCATTTGATGCTCATGTAGATGTTGTTGATCATGCAACTGCTAGAAGATTTTTATCTTTCTTTTGGTATTTGAATGATGTTGAGGAAGGTGGAGAAACTGTTTTTACTGGGTTAAGTATTAAACCAGAAACAGGAAAACTTGTTATATTTCCTCCTCTCTGGATGTTTCCTCATCAAGGAAATCCTCCCATCAGTAACGTAAAGTATTTGTTAAGTACCTATCTCCACTATAAGTAATGGATAAAGTTGAATTCCTAATTTTAAGAAATTTGTTGTATAATGAACAATATATCCGAAAAGTAATACCTTTTATCAAATCTGAATATTTTGAAGATTCAAATCAAAAGATCGTATTTGAAGAAATACTCTCTTTTGTGCAAGAGTATAATCAACCAGCAACAAAAGAGGTTCTCTGTATTGAGGTAGAGAAACGTAAGGATATTAATGACACTACTTTTAAAGAAATCCTTCATTTGATTTCTTCTCTTGAAGATGTTGCTACTGAGTTTGAGTGGTTGGTTTCTACTACTGAAAAGTGGTGTCGTGATCGTGCCATCTATTTGGCACTTATGGAATCGATTCATATTGCTGACGGCAAAGATGAAAAGAAGAATCGTGACAGTATTCCTTCTATTCTTTCAGACGCTCTTGGAGTGAGTTTTGATACTCACATTGGACACGATTACTTACTGGATTATGAGCAACGATATGAAGCATACCATAGAAAGGAGGATAAAATTGAATTTGATCTCGAATACTTTAACAAAATTACCAAAGGTGGCATCCCTAACAAAACTCTTAATATCGCTCTTGCTGGTACGGGTGTCGGCAAATCTCTATTCATGTGCCATGTGGCTAGCTCCGTCTTGCTCCAAGGACGGAACGTTCTGTACATTACGCTTGAAATGGCAGAAGAACGCATTGCTGAAAGAATTGACGCAAACCTCCTGAATGTTCCTATTCAAGATATTGTTGATCTTCCTAAGCAAATGTTTGAAACTAAGGTTACAAATCTTGCGAAGAAGACACAAGGAACTCTTATAATTAAGGAATATCCAACTGCTTCCGCACATGCAGGACACTTTAAGTCACTTCTTAATGAACTTGCACTTAAGAAGTCATTTAAACCTGATATTATTTTCATTGATTACCTTAATATTTGTGCTTCCTCTAGGTATCGCGGAAACAGTAACATCAATTCTTATACATTCGTCAAAGCAATTGCTGAAGAACTTCGCGGTTTGGCAGTGGAATTCAATGTTCCCATTGTCTCTGCTACCCAGACTACCCGCAGTGGTTATGGTAGTTCTGATGTTGAACTTACTGATACTAGTGAATCCTTTGGTTTGCCTGCTACTGCTGATCTTATGTTTGCCCTTATTAGCACAGAAGAGTTGGAGGGGTTGGGACAGATTCTTGTAAAACAACTTAAGAATCGTTATAATGATCCTACCATTCATAAGCGTTTTGTGATTGGTATTGATCGCGCCAAGATGCGTCTTTATGACTGCGAACAATCCGCTCAGAATGATATTCTTGACAATGGTAAGGATGAAGAGTATGATTATGAAGAAAAGAAACCTAAAAAATCATTTGAGGGGTTTAAATTTTGAAGTATAAGCAGGAGGAATACTATTCAGTAATTGAAACAAAAACTGGTAGAAAAATTTGCGATTGTGCAGATCAAATGGATGCTATGATGATGGTATCTTTTGATCCCGCAAACAGAACTATTACAAGAAATCAATTTCTTATGGGAGAAGTTGTTGACATTGAAATTCCAAAAGCACTTCCCACAAATGAAATTGTTGGTGGTGCAGGTAGTTCTTTTACTTCAGAACATGTGAAAGGATCAAATGGGCCCTCTGAACCATTACCTCAAATTAAGTTACCTCAAAGCAATTTACAACCTTTAAATTTATGACTCAAGTTATTGATACAAACAAATATATTGAATTCGTTCGTCAAACTACAAGTCCTGCAAGTAGTGATCTTGGAGCACTTCTTGCTCGCATTACAGAACTAGAAGCAATTCACGATGCTGATGTTCCTCGCCTCATTACTGCTGCTTTTGGAATTAGTGCTGAAGCAGGTGAGTTTACTGAAGTGGTGAAGAAGATTGTTCTCCAAGGTAAACCTTATAATGAAGAAAGTATTTTTCATATGAAGCGTGAACTTGGTGATATCTGCTGGTATCTCTCTCAAGCATTTATGGCACTTGATACTAACTTTGAAGAGATTCTTCAAATGAACTTTGAGAAATTGAGTGCTCGTTATCCTGAGGGAACTTTTTCTGTCTATAAATCGGAAAATCGTGTGGAGGGAGATCTGTGACTAAAGAAAAACAAGTAACACTCAAGATGGATGCTCGTCAAGCAGCAGCAGTTCGTCAAATTCTCTTTGATGCACAAAGAGGATACACCTATGATGAACAAAGTATTCCTCCAAGGATTGCTGATGTTCGTTCTGTGATTCAAAGTCTTGATGATAGTATTGGTGCAGTGCTTGAGGCATAATTTCTGTTTGTTAGAGGATCTTCGGATCCTCTTTTTTTATAAATAAATTTATAAAGAATTAAAAAAGAAAAAATGTCTAGAATTACTGGAACTGATGTATTGGGTATAATAGAGGCATATAGTGCCGTTTATACTCCAGAAGAAGTCTCTGAAGAGAAAATTTGGGAAGAAGTAGAGAATTGGGTAAATTCACTTGTAGAAGAAGGTAATGATCTAAGTGAATATACCTGGGAAGAAATGTATGAGGCTTATATTACCGAAATTGGAGTTAATTTTGGTGGACAAGCGGCAGTAGATAAGGCAAGAGCGCAACAAAAGGATAAATCAGCATTTGATGCGAAACTTGCCGCTTTAAGAACCCAAAGATTTGGTAGTGGTGGTTCTCCAAGTGCTAGCAATCCAGCAACAGCATCATCAACTCCATCTTCGCCGTCAAAATCAAGATTTGCTGGCGCCCGCGATGCCGCCTTTAAGAGGGCGCAGGGTATTAAAGGTTCTCCAGTGGTTGGTTCAAAACCATCAGCACTTTCTGGAGGCACCCCAGCGCCTGCTGCTAGCCCTTCTGGCAGTGCTCCAGCAGCAAAACCAGCACCAACTCCAGCATCACCTGGAAGTGGCCCTGCAGTATCAGGTAGTGGAAAAGGTAAACCACCTGTAGCGACATCATCTCAGCAAAAAGCACAACAAGCATCACAGCAACAAAGATCTTCCGGACAATCTTCAACTCCAAGTCAACAATGGGCAAAGGCAAATCCAGCTCTTGCCGCTGCTGAGGATGAGAAAAAAAGAATTCGCGGAACTGCCCAAACTGACAATCCTCTTATTGATCAGGGAATGAGATCAAGAATGCCTGCAGGTACTCCTACAGTTCAATCGCCAGATGTTGCTAAGTTGGGTTCTGGCAATCAAAGATTAGTAACAAATCCTTATGCTGGAAGATCTGCAACAGGTTCTAAAAAACCAGGAAGCATTGTTTCTAGTTTTGATATGTTTGATGTAGTCATGGGACATCTTATTGGTGAAGGTTATGCAGATACTGAAGAATCAGCACTCAAGATTATGGCAAATATGAGTGAAGATTGGAGAAATAGTATTATTATTGATGAATCGCAACGTGCTCGTGAGAATCCAGAAGGACACGATAGAGAAGAAAAGAAAAAGTATGAAAAAGTTCGTGGAGAAAGAACTCCTATGCCCCCAAGAGGTAATAAGGATAGAGAGGCATTTGAGAAGTGGTACGCAAAAAATGTTCGTTGAGAGTAATTAAAATATAACTATCGAAGATTTTTAAATGAAAACCTTTAATCAGTTTGTTATGGAAGCAAATGATGCTTGTCAAAATATTACTGAAGATGCTCAACAAGATTTTTATGCCAGAATATACAGGCAAGCAAAGGCGGCTGGCGATAAATTTCCTCATTTAGTTGCTGCTCAGGCATCTTTAGAGAGTGGATATGGTAAATCTCCAAGTGGCAAAAATAATTATTTTGGACAAAAAGCATCTGCTGGTGAAGCAGGAACAGTAAAAGGAACTCAAGAATTTGGTGGTGGCGGAATGTATGATACTTCTGCTAAATTTAAAGATTATGAGGATGAACTTGAGGGAATTAAGACTAGAATGAAAAACTGGTCTTACAAATATGGTGATGCAAAAGATGAGATAGAGGCAGCAAGAAGATTGCAATTGCCAGGTGGAGCGGAAATACCGGGATCAAAAGAAAAAAGTCATGGAGCTTATGCAACGGATCCGAACTATACTACAAAACTTTCCGATGTTATGTCTCGCTTTAAGGGTGGTGTTTCTGATGATACCCCAACTAGTGCATCTAAACTAACTCCTTCTAGATCATTTACAAAAACAGTTATTGCAGACAAAGGTGGAAAGGGTGGTACTGTATCTACAAATACCGCATATCAAGCTAAACTTGGTGGCAAACAGGCAACAGTAACTCGTGGTGAGACTGGAACTAAAGTTATTCGTTCTAATCTAGGGGTAGCAAAACCAGGAGTAAAAGATCAAAAAGTTGCTGGCACTTTGGGTGGACAAAAAGGAACGATTGAGATTAAGGGTGGCAAGAAGACATTTACTGCAACTGTTCCTAAACCAGCTTGACAACTTATAGAAAGTAATTTAAACTGTTTGAGTTGGGGAATTAGCTCAGTTGGTAGAGCATCGCCTTTGCAAGGCGGGTGTCAGGAGTTCGAGTCTCCTATTCTCCATTGCAATTGAAAATCATAGTATTATGATTTGATAAATAACTAAAAGAATTAAATGTGCATTAATATACATTAATGAAAAAGTTTTTCCAATTTATACAAGAGGCAGCAGAGTCTCAAGCAGCTTCTAGAGCACATAAATTAGGTTTAACCGGAGATGGACATGGATCCTGGATGGATCGTTCTGGCAAAACTGTAGCAAGAACTGAAAAGGGAAAACTCAAGTTTATTGGCAAATCGCAACCTGCCCCAGAAGCACAAGCAACTGCAGAACCACAGACAACCTCTGCTGCGCCACAACAACCTCAGGTAGCTCAGGAACCTGTTCCAATGGATCAGTCGGCACAAGCAGCACCAGAGGATCAATCCCAAGAACAAGAAACTCCTCCACTTACCATAGTATTTGGAAGATTTAATCCACCAACAGTAGGACACGAAAAACTTTTACGTTCTGCAAACAGAATTTCTGCAGGTGGTGATATAAAGATCTATCCCTCTAGAACTCAGGATTCAAAGAAAAATCCATTAGATCCTGATATGAAAATTTCATATATGAAGAAGATGTTTCCGGAGTATGCAGATTACATCATCAATGATTATAATATGAAAACAATTTTTGATGTTTTAGTTGCCGCACAGGAAGAGGGATATACAAGCGTAAATATTATTGTTGGATCAGATAGACAGTCTGAGTTTGAAAATTTGGCTCAAAAATATAATGGAGGAGATCTTTATAGTTTTGATCAGATTAATGTAATTTCTGCTGGAGTAAGAGATGCAGATTCTGAAGGCATTGAGGGAATGTCTGCTTCAAAAATGAGACAAGCAGTAGCATCAGATGATTTTGCAGCATTCCGTAGAGGAACTCCAAGATCACTTGACGATGCAGAAACACAATCTCTTTTTGATGCCGTCAGGCAAGGAATGGGAATCAAAAAGAATAAAAAGGATAAAAAGGACAAAAATAAAGTTCAAAAAGAAAATTATAATCTTTGGGAGATTGCTCCAAAGTATGACATAAAAAATCTTCGTGAAAATTACTTAACTGGATTGATCTTTAGATTAGGTGATACAGTTCAAAATTTAAATACGGGATTAGTTGGTGAAGTCATAAGAAGAGGAACAAATCATCTTATTTTTGTTACAGAAGAAGGTTATATGTTTAAATCTTGGATTAAAGACTTGATGGAATATAATGAAGTTAAAATGGATAGTACGATGAGAGAACCTGGAAAACCAAATACTCTTGTGGGAACAACTGGGTA